TCTAAGTTACTTTGACCATCCTTAAAATCAACTGGCAAGCTATTTACAATAGTATAAACTACAAATGGATATTGTACATTTTGAGGCACAATGTCTGGATATATCTTTGTACCAACATACGCTAATATGTCACCATCTGTGGATAATCTACTATATATTAATTTACCTATCATATTTCCCAAAATTTACGCGGATATTGTTTAGCCATAACCATAGCTTCAGATGACATCTTGCTTATTACTGCCATTTGACTTGCTCTTTCAGCTTTATTCTTAACTCTTATTACCCATGCTTTAGTGTTTCCGTAAACCATGTGAGCATAGAATCCATCTGTCTTAGAATCACTACCTAATGTAACACCTTTACCAGCGTCTTTATACAATGGCCCAATAGCAGATGTAAGGTATTTAAAATTTTGTACATCACTAACTATTTGTATAGATCTTTGTAAGTTACCAGGCATTATGTTATACTTTAAACCTTTACCTTTTAAATAAAATCTATGAGGCTTATTTGATTTAGGAACAAGATTTCTATAAGCAGCTAATGCAATAGGCTCTGCGGCTTGCGTTATCTCTTTCCTTTTTTTTATAGTAATTTGCTGCATAATGTTATCAAGTTCTATAACACTATTTGCAAAATTAGATATAGCTAAAGGCTGACCTTTTTTATTAGTCCTGCCTTCCATTTTTTTAAGCCTATTTAACTTTGCCTGTGATATAAACATGATACATTTTTTATCCTGCCCATGTTTCAGGGCACAAATGTTTTTAAGCTACTGTTAAAGTTAATGCAGTAGCGTTAAACTTAACTTCATCTCCCGATGCAATTGTCTTGCTTGACGCTAGTGCTCCCGCGAATAACATATTTCCACCTGTGATTGTATCAAACACTGCCACGTGAGTAGCCGTTGCGCCCGATGCTGCACTTGATGTAATAGTAATCGCTCCAGTGTTTGTCAATGTCCCATTACCACCTGTTCCCCTTGTCCATCCACCTGCTGCAACGGCTATGCGTGTGTACAATGCACCTGTGGCGGAGCCTGCATCCGTTGGGTCTTGTGAATACAGTTGTACAAAGGTAGACGTGGGAGCGGAAGCGAAGGCAGAGCCGTTTATCCACCCTGTGATTTGGTCTTCTAAATAATTTGAAAATGCCATGATAATTATTTTTTAATTATGGTTAAAATCTGGTTGAACAACGTCAAACGTTTCGGGAGTGCCAAGTATTTGACTTTCGTCGCAAAATACAATGTACCAAAATGCAGGCACATTTAAACCAGCAAATTGCACATCAACCGCCTGTAAAGTCGTTCCCCCTGGCTTTGGTAAGCCTTCGTTTATTCGGCAAATGTCCTGCGCGTGCAAGGCATTAGCCTCATTGGTATATTTGTAGCCATTAATAGATAGCATAGTGTGTGTTTATGTTTGTTTCAATGCCTGTGCGGTTTGCTGATTGATTAGACGAATAATATATAAATTCCGTAAATGTAATTATTGCAGTTCTGAAAGCAGCAGCTGGAAGCTTATTTGAAACTGCTGGACTCGTTAATGCACCTCTTGTCCCAATTGATGCACCGTTACGATAAAGAGTTGCTCCTAAAGAATAATTAGTGATTATATTTGTTAAATATAATGTATTAATATTATATAGTGATGTTATAGTAATATTATCAAGAAGAGATACCGTTTGAGCTGTGCCATAATCTAACCAATGATAACTAGTACCACTTTTAAGAATAATCGATTGATTTCCAGTTCTGTCTTTTTCGTAAGTTAACCAAAATGAATAATTTGTATTAATAGCTGCATTTAAATCATTAAATGTTAATTCCATTAATGAGGTTGCTCGTATGTATGGCTTTGAATTACGAGTAATTAAACTTCCGCTACTTACTATTTGAGGTTGAGCTGATTGTGTTGTTTGGAATGCATTATTTGCATTCCCACTTTGGTCATACCATGTGGTGACAAAGCCATTTCCAGCACCGCAAAAGGTTGTTAATGCTGCTTCGTCTAAAACATTTAAAGCAGTAAAGCCAATGTCTTGCTCCGTGTTATCACTTGACCTCCTTACCCTTATCGCATTTCCAGTGTATGCACTTCTTAACTTGCGCAAAGAATAAGCCGCGGCTGCATCTGGATACAAGTCTAAAAGTAAAGTTGCCGAAGACGTCACCGTCAAATTCGCTGCCGTTGTCCCTGCCCCTGTCAAAGATGCACTTGCTAACTTTGATACTAAAGCATTTGCAGCAAGGGAGTTGGATGAAGTGAGTGAGGATGCTAAGTTCTTTGCAATGGTTGCATTGGATACCAATGTGCCATTTGCATTTAAAGATGATTCAAAAGTCTTTGCAATTTTCAAGTCACTTACCAATGTTCCATTTGCGTTTAATAAAGATTCAAAAGTCTTTGCTATTTTTAAATCACTATTCAATAAACTTGATGCCATTATACTTGATTCCATTGTCTTTGCAAGTTGCAAATTGGAAATCAAGGAAGAGGAAGTGTCTAAACTTGATGCAACTTTTTGAACGAAGGAAATGTCAGCGGAAACAGAGCCAAACGCGTTTAACGATGCTTGATATTTAATAACACGCATCAAGGCAGCCGACAGGCTACTTTGTGCTAATAGAGAAGCGGAGCAAAGTTGTAAACCAATAACAGTAGAATAGCTATCGTAGTAAACGCCCTGGAAGGAAATAAACCTTCTATCGTGACTAATTTTAATATTCTTAACCTGATAAATCTTATTTTTAAATACTACTCTTGATTCTTCTGTAATTGAAGAAATATATCTTATGGTAAAATCACAAATATTCTTTGCCGTATTTTTACCCTCTATAATTGTCTCGTTTGAGCCTGGTAACTTGCTTTCTGCAAATGCCCAAATAGTTGCAACATCTGCCCAACTTTCTAAAGCAAAACCAGTTAAACTCCGTGACCGGTTAACATTTTGAAGGATAATTCTATCCCTCATTTTGCCCGTAACTTCGTTCTTGTTATACTTCATTAGAATAGTTGTACGCGATATTGGTCTAATAAATATTCAGATGCTGTAGGTAATTTCTTGACATAATCCTGCCTATTATCATACGCATCTGTTATCATTAATAAAATAGCTTGCTTTATTTGCCCTGGAACTGATGAAGCATCAGAACCATAACCAGCCGTATAAGTAATGGTAACATCATTAATATTACCGTACAATGTGGGCCATGTTTTACCGTAGGCTAATGAAAGCCTTGCAGGTTTTTCAAAAGTATCTACAACATAATTTGAAGCTGCAAATGTTTGTGTAGTATTTTCTCCATCTGCATATTGAAAAGACGTAACAGATATTACCGGAGATACAGATAAATAGATTGTACTTAATTGTAGTCTATCTAATTTTTCTGTAATTGTTTGAGTTATTAACGCTTGATTCAAATAACGCTCCGCTGCCTGCCTTGCACTTTGCAACAAAGTAGTGATAAGAGTATCTTCAGTTGAGTCATCAACTTTTAGATAATCCTTTACCTCTTGTAGCGTAAAGATTTCGTTAGCAGGTTGCGTAGTTATTTTCCAAGCCATGTTTTAATTTTTAAAGAGGGATAGAGATTCCTCCCTATCCCTTCACTATCCCTATTGATTAAAGATTTTTCAAGTGTTTGATTGCAGCAGTCTGAATCAACTTGCCATCAAATCTTGTATACATCAAGAAACCAAGCTCCATCTCATCCATAAACCTTTCACGCAATGGCACAAGGACATTGTTAGCTACCTGGCGAATGATATACTTAGACCAATCTCCAAAGAAGATAATCTTTGCATCAGCAGCCTGTGCAGATGGAAGATCATTATTAATAAAGAAATTATAACCTAACAATCTATCTGGAGTTCCCTCTCTAAGAGATGGCTGGAACAAAGTAGTGTTATTAGTATCTAAGTTTAACTTTCTAACCGCACTCAAAATCTGGTCATGCATCATGAATGCAGCAGATGGTGAATTACGGTAAGCAATGTCAACAGAGTGAACAAGGTCAACTAAGTTAGCAGCTGTAAATGCACCGGTAGAAGCAGATTCAACACCGGAAGGTGCTACATCTCTAAATCCAGTTGGTTTACCAGAACCATCACCAGTTGTAAATGCAGTGTTTAAGCCACGACCTAAACGCTCACCTAACATAATAGGTAACTCTGTGTTTAATAAACCAAACTCGTCATTTGCCCATTCTACAGATACTTTTACAAGTGTATTTAAAACGTGTGCAGAGAAAGTTTCTCTTGTAAAGGTCATGTCCTGTACAGTCACCGCTCCGCCTTCAGTATGCCATGTTCCTGCCGTTGCAGTATCATTTACCTTTGGCCAGTACAAAGTACCTGC